CTTAAATACTTTTTATAATGAAGTATTTTTACAGAACGATTTAATTGCAGAACATATAAGATATTTGGATGCATATGCACCAGGTTCATTTAGTAGATTTATGGAGTTATCCGCTGTTGAGGATTCTACAACGGTGCCAGATCCATTAACAATGATGATTACCTTAAAAGATGATAATGACAAATACATTATGCAACTTCGTGCTGGTATTATTTTAGCAGAACAAGCTGGTGAACCTGCGGTGTCAAATTTCTTACAAGAACTTTTAGGTGCTCATCAAAAGAAAGCATGGATGCTACGTAGCACTATTAAATAATGTCTGATGCTGGCTACTTAGGTAATGCAAGTTTAAAAAAACTTGGTGTTGAGATATCATATACAGAAGAACAGATTGCAGAAATTGTAAAGTGTTCTAATGATCCAGTGTACTTTATTAGAACCTATGTAAAGATTGTCAATGTTGACCATGGCTTGGTTGATTTTGATATGTGGCCATTTCAAGAAGAAATGGTGCAACAGTTCCATGAAAATCGATTTTCACTATGCAAAATGCCACGCCAAGTGGGCAAAACAACCACAACTGTTGGTTATATGTTGTGGAGTATACTATTCAATATAGATTATAAGGTTGCAATTTTAGCTAATAAAGGTTCTCTTGCTCGAGAAATCTTAGGTCGATTGCAATATGCTTATGAATATGTTCCAATTAGGTTACAACAAGGTATCAAAGTATGGAATAAAGGTAATATAGAACTTGAAAATGGTTCTATGATTTATGCATATGCGACTTCTGCTTCTGGTGTTCGTGGTGGTACATACAACTTAATCTTTCTTGATGAGTTCGCTTTTGTGCCACATAATATGGCATCTGAATTCTTTCAATCAACATACCCTGTTATTTCATCAGGTAAAACCACAAAAGTTATTATAGTTTCAACGCCCAACGGCTTGAATATGTTTTATAAAATGTGGACAGATGCTATTGAAAAAAGATCAACTTATAAGGCCATTGAGGTGCATTGGTCTATGGTTCCAGGCAGAGATGAAGCTTGGAAAGAAGAAACTATTAGAAACACCAGTGAAGAACAGTTTAGAGTGGAGTTTGAAACTGAGTTTATTGGCTCATCTGCCACTTTAATTTCTGGTGTTAAACTAAGGGCTTTGACATTCTTTAATCCAATTCATTCAGAAGAAGGTTTGGACATATATGAAAAAGCGCAGTCTGGACATATGTATATTTGTACAATTGATTGTGCAGAGGGTGTAGAACAAGACTATTCTGCCATTAATGTTATTGATGTGACGCAAGTTCCATATAAACAAGTTGCCAAATATCGCAATAATAAACTGCCTCTATTGTTTTTTCCAACGATTATATACTCATTGTGTAGAAGATATAATGATGCTTATGCTTTAATTGAAACTAACAATGTGGGCCAACAAGTCGTTGATATTCTGCACTATGATCTGGAATACGAAAACATATATAAGCTAGAACACCATCACATTAAGGGACAGTCAATTTCAGGTGGGTTTAAACGATCAACATCTTTTGGTATTAAAACAACCAAAACTGTTAAAAAAATTGGATGTGCCAACTTAAAAACTTTAATTGAAGCTGATAAGTTAATTATTAATGATTTTGATACTATCGCTGAGCTAACTACATTTGTCAGAGTAAGAGACAGTTATCAGGCAGAAGAAGGTAATAATGATGATTTGGCTATGGGTCTGGTGTTATTTGCTTGGTTGGCGGCACAGACATATTTTAAAGAAGCTACTAATATTGATATCCGTAGATACATGTTGGAAGAACAAAATATGCTTGTAGAAGAAGACTTGGCACCAGTTGGAATCATAGATGATGGTCGCCGTGAAGAAGTCCTGGTGGACAGCGGCGATGTGTGGACTGAAAGAGGCTATCTATCCTCAAGGTTCTAAAAAACTAAATAGAGTATTAATTATAAATATAATTGACCCAATAACAATAAGGAGAAATCCATGGCATTTCAGCTATCACCTGGGGTAAATGTATCAGAAATCGATCTGACCACAATCGTCCCTTCCGTTGCCACTTCAATTGGCGCTTTCGCTGGACAATTTGCTTGGGGTCCAGTTGGTGAAGTCATTACCGTTTCTGACGAGGTTCGCCTTGTCGACCGTTTCGGTAAACCTGACTCTGTAAATTATGAATACTGGTTCTCAGCAGCAAACTTCCTAGCTTATTCTAACAACCTCAAAGTAGTCCGTGCGGCTAACACAACAACAACATTGAATGCTTCCGCTAACGGTACAGGCGTGTTGATTAAAAACAATGATGATTATGAAGAAAATTATTCTTCTTCCAATACAAGTCTTGGTATTGTCACTGCCAAATGGGCTGGTGCTTTAGGTAACACACTTCGTGTTTCTATTTGTGCTTCATCAGCTGCTTTCTCATCCAACTTAACAGTTACAGACACACTTAGATCCAATGCTGTTGCTTCTGGTGAAACTACTATTAACATTAATGGTAGTGCCAATGCTGCAGCTAATTTGCAATCTGGTGATTTAGTTTCTGTTGACGGTGGCACAAGTTACATTCGTGTTGCATCTGTTAATGCTACTGCAATTATTGTTGCATCTGCACCTGGCACTGTAACTGCTGGTGTTCCAATCCTACGTAAATGGCAATATGCCGACACATTTGGTGTTGCACCAGGTACATCTGATTATGCAGTTGCTGCTGGCGGATCTAATGATGAAATGCACGTTATTGTTGTTGATGAAGACGGCGGTTTCTCCAACGGTGTTGCTAACACAGTTCTTGAGAAGTTTGCATTCGTTTCAAAGGCATCTGATGCTAAGTTTGGCGATGGTGCTACAAATTACTATGTTAACGTATTGAATCAACGCTCACGCTATGTCTGGTGGGCTTCTCACGTATCTGGCAATTCTAACTGGGGCACTACTGCAGCAGGAAAAACATATGATGCTGCAAACGGAATGAGAAATCCTCACTATCGTTCATTAGCTGGTGGTGCAGATGGTACAATTACAGCAGGTGCTATTAACACAGCTTATAATTTGTTTGCCAATTCTGATGTAGTTGATTTATCATTAATTATTTCTGGTCCAGGCAATGCAACTGTTGCTGGTCATTTGATCTCTAATATTGCAGAAGTTCGTAAAGACTGTTTAGTATTTTTGTCTCCAACTAAAACATCTGTTGTTGATAATGCTGGTTCAGAAACTACTTCGATTATTGCATATCGTGATTCATTAACATCATCTTCATACTCTGTTATGGATTCAGGTTACAAATATCAATTCGATAAGTACAATGATGTGTATCGATATGTACCACTAAATGGTGATATTGCTGGCGCTTGTGCTCGTACAGACCTTGAACGTGACCCATGGTTCTCACCTGGTGGTTTCAATCGTGGTACAATCAAGAATGTTGTGAAACTGGCTTGGAATCCAACCAAGACTGAGCGTGATAATCTTTATGTTAAGGGTATCAATCCAGTTGTTTCATTCCAAGGTGAAGGCACTGTCCTATTTGGTGACAAAACTATGTTGAGCAGACCATCTGTGTTTGATCGCATCAATGTTCGCCGTTTGTTCATTGTATTGGAGAAATCTATTGCTTCAGCTGCACGTTCTTCATTGTTCGAATTTAACGACCAATTCACAAGAGCACAGTTTGTTAATTTAGTTGAACCTTACTTGCGTGATGTTCAAGGTCGCCGTGGTATTACAGACTTCCGTGTGGTGTGTGACGAGTCTAATAATACCCCTAACGTAATTGATGCAAACCAATTCGTTGGAGACATTTACATTAAGCCTGCACGCTCTGTCAACTTCATTCAATTGAACTTCGTTGCTGTTCGCACCGGAGTAAGTTTTGAAGAAATTGTTGGCCGATTCTAATAAATAGAGAAAACAGGAGAAATTAAATGGCATTTTCAGTAAACGAATTCCGTTCCCAACTAGTTGGTGACGGTGCCCGCCCCAACCTATTCGAGGTTTCGTTGCCTTTCCCTGCGTTCTCTGCGCCAGGGAATGCACAAGCTAAGACCACTTTCATGTGTAAGACTGCACAGCTGCCTGGCGCTACGCTAGGTGTTGTGCCAGTTCAATACTTTGGCCGTGAGTTGAAGTTTGTTGGTAACAGAACATTCGCTGATTGGACAATCACAGTCATCAATGATGAAGATTTTATCATTCGTAACGCCTTTGAGCGTTGGATGGCAGGAATCAACAGTCACGGTCTTAACGTGCGTAACCCTGCAGCTCTTGCTCCAGGCAGTTACACAGTTGACGGTGAAGTAACTCAATTTGGTAAGAAAGGTGATTCTCTGAAGAAGTACAAATTTATTGGTTTGTTCCCTTCAGACCTTACACCTATCGATGTTGATTGGGGTTCTAATGATACTATTGAGGAGTTTTCCGTGACTCTCACCTATCAATGGTGGGAATCAGTATCAAGTAATGTGATTTGAGAGAGAAGGACTTTGGTCCTTCTCCATTTTTTTTATAGAATGGATAATTAATGGCCCTTAAGCTATTCGGGTTTACGCTCGGAAATAAAGACATTGTTCAGGAACAACTTCCTGAGCAACCTTCCTTCACGCTTCCAACGGCAGCAATGGATGATGGTGCAGTTACCATCACCCAAAATGCTTACTATGGAACGTATGTTGATTTAGAAGGTGCAGTTCGCAATGAACTGGAATTAATTACAAGATACCGTGAAATGGCCAATCATCCAGAATTGGAAATGGCCATTGATGATATTGTTAACGAAGCAATTACACATGATGTAACTGGTCGTACTGTTGATATTGTTTTAGATAAACTAAAGCAACCAGAAGCAATTAAGAAAAAAATCATTGAAGAATTTGATACGATTTTAAAGTTGTTGAATTTCAATAACCTGTCTGATGACCTGTTCAAACGCTGGTATATTGATGGTAGAATTTATTACCATGTTGTGGTAAATGAAGCCAATCCTAAACAAGGTATTCAAGAGCTAAGATATATTGACCCACGAAAGATTCGTAAGGTCAGAGAGATCAAAAAAGATAGAGATCCAAAAACTGGTGCTCAAATCATTGCATCTATTGCCGAATACTATGTGTATAATGAGCGTGGTACTTCTACACAGCAGTATAGCGCACAAGTATCACAAGGTGTCCGCATTGCGCCTGAGTCGATCCTGAATGTAACCTCAGGGCTTATGGATGCAAAGAACACCTTTGTTATCTCATACATACACAAGGCAATTAAACCACTTAATCAGTTGCGTATGATTGAAGATGCGGTAGTTATCTATCGTATTTCAAGGGCACCTGAACGCCGTATTTTTTACATTGACGTTGGTAACTTACCAAAAGGTAAGGCTGAACAATACTTGCGTGATGTTATGGTTAAGTATCGTAACAAGATGGTGTATGATGCACAGACTGGTGAGTTGCGTGATGATCGCAAACACATGTCTATGCTAGAAGATTTCTGGTTGCCTCGCCGTGAAGGTGGTAAGGGTACAGAAATCACCACACTTCCTGCTGGCCAAAACCTTGGTGAGTTGGAAGACGTTAAGTATTTTAGACAGAAGCTTCTTCAATCATTGAATGTGCCTATTAGCCGTTTAGAACCACAACAAGGTGGTATGATTGGTGTGGGTCGTACTACTGAAGTGACCCGTGATGAAGTTAAATTTAATAAGTTTATTGTTAGGCTTCGTAATAAGTTCTCTCAACTTTTTGACAATGCATTAAGAACACAATTGATACTTAAAGGTATTTGTTCTTCTGATGAATGGGATGAATTTAGAGAAGTTATATATTACGATTATAAGAAAGATAATAACTTTACCGAATTGCGTGATGCTGAATTGTTGACCTCAAGACTACAGTTATCGCAAGTTGTTGATCCATATATTGGCCGTTATTACTCTGCCAAATGGGTAAGTAAAAACATTCTTCAAATGTCCGATGAGACTATGAGTGAAATGAAAGAACAAATTGCAAAAGAAGAAAAAGATGGCACTGGTGGTCCTACTATGTCAGGTAACGGCGAAGAACCTCCAGTTTCACCTGATGAATATCCACCAGTGGATAATACAGTTGATGACAATGCCGCAGAATCTAAAACTCCAGCTTTAGATGCTGAGGTAGACAAATTTTCATCACGACTAAATAGGAAATAAAGGAGAACGATATGAATGCACAAGATTTTATTAATAGCGTTGCCAC